AACCTGATGCAGCAAGACAGCGTAGCAATGCGGTTTGTCATGCGCCTTGGATGGGCAGTACCGAACCCAATTCACCAGCTCAGACCAGACAGGGGCGGATATCCCTTCTCAGTTTTAACCGCGTAATTATACTATTATGGGTAAGCTCAATATTAAACTTCTTGTGACCGATTGCGACGGGGTACTAACCGACGGTAAACTACCCCGTAGATTTTCCATTCTTGATGGCCGCTTGCCGGTAAACTATCCAATGGTGATATTTACCAGCGCAGTACAAATAATTGATACAGCGGAGCGAGCCAAAAGTTTGGGAATCGAATTGATCCGAACAGCGGAGACACCGGGTATTAGTAAGTTGGCATCACTTAATTACCTTTGCAAGAAATTATCCATATCCATAAAAAACGTCGCTTATATTGGGGACGATATAGACGATCTTTCCTGCTTGATTAAAGCGGGATTTTCCATGGCACCAAAAGACGCTCAGAGAGCAGCCAAACAATCAGCAAATAAAGTATTGAAAACCAGAGGCGGCGACGGAGTGTTACGGGAAGCCATTAGAATCATTGACAAAAGGAGTCGCTAAAATGATGAACATTATTATGTTAAAGCCTACACAATTCAGGACCAGATTTTATTCAAGAGGAAATCCTTATCCGGTAACGGACGAAGTAGGAACCCGATGGATTAAAAAGAAATTAGCGGTTTTGGATACCAGGCCGGAAATGCTGGATGAACCAGAAAAACCAGTTTCGGAAGATCTTGAAAGTTTCACAGAACCAGGAAAACCCCTGGCAGATGAGCTCGACATTGAACCGGATGATACTCCAGAGAACAACGGGGATCCGAACATAAAAGAACTTAAATTGATGGCGAAGTCTGCAGGCGTTAAAGGATATTCCAGGATGAGCAAAGAACAGCTCTTGGGGGAATTAAATGGCGATAACAACGTTAGCTAATGTAAAGACCTATTTGGGACTAACCACTACGGCAAAGGACGCGCTTATAACGATGCTGATTCCGATTGTTGAATCCAATTATTTGGGGATCCGGAACAAAGCATTTGACACGGACGCGACCACCGGAGCCATAGTTTACCCGAACGGCTCAGAGCTTACAGCAATTCAAATGGTAGCCTATCTTCTTTTTGATAGCAGCAAATCAGGAGTTGCCGGAGCAGTAAAAGCCGAATCGTTGAGCCGCTACAGTATTACCTATGCAGAGCTGAAAGAAGGTTATCCTGGAGATTTGATTTCAAAGATTCAAAGATATGATACGTTGGTAATGTTATGATAGAGGATTTCTATACCCAATACGGGGAGATACAACGGATCAGGCAAACAGTAGACGGAGCAGGCGGAGTAACTCCGGAATGGTTAACTATCATGACCAGTAAGGGAGTATTGGACGGCATTTCCGGATCGACCGGGATGTACTCTGAAAAGATGAATGCGGATTCAACTCATGTTTGGATTTGCGGGATTTTTGAATTAACAATGCCGGATGTTGATGAACAGGTTTCTTGGTTTGGGGCTCCATTTATGGTCGCTCCCAATGGAGGGATCCCGACAGATATAGACGAAGGTGATCGGATGATGATTAACGAAGTTCCGTATCGAATTACCTGGTTAGATAATCCAATGAATTATAGTAGGCACCTGGAGATTGAACTAAAACGGTGGGAGAATGATGGCTAAATATATATCGAATGCATTGAAAGTAAAGCGCGAACTCTTATTTAAAGAACGGAAAGCTTTGCACTCTGCAGGGCTGGTGGTGCAAAAGCACGTTACCAGGAATATAAATATGCTCGGAATCGTTGACACCGGTCGCCTAAAAGGTGATTACAAATTCAAAGTTGTAATGAAAAACTTGACCGTTTATAACGGAACCAATGTTGATTATGCAGGATACCAGGAGTTTGGAACCGGAGTTTTTGCCGAAGGTGGCATGGGACGACAAGAACCTTGGGCTTTCAAAACAGCAAACGGGGTTTGGGCTACTACAGAGGGACAGGTTGCCAGGCCACATTTGCGACCGGCATATACTCAGAACGTGGGAGAAATTCAACGGGTTATGAGTAGGGAGCTATCAGCATGACATCAATAAGAACTATGGTTTATGCAAAGGCCGCCGCTATAGCCGACCGGGTATTTTTTGTAAAAGCTCCGGAGGGAACTACATTTCCTTATGTGGTGTTCTCTTTCCCGGATGAGGGGAGGGCATATCATCAGCAAATTGAAAAGATGCTGCAGCTTAGGGTTTACGACCACGAAAAAGACGGCTACACTGTAGCCACCGAGATCGAAACGTTAACCGATGAGCTGGAAGAGGCATTTGATTATAAGACGGCAAGCCATGAGACTACAACAGCATGGTTTCGGAAGATCGGAAGAAATGAGATCCCGTTCCCAGAGGACGATGAAACTTGGGGCAGGGAATTATTGTTTGAAATGAGAAATTATAAGCTGGGGGTATAACCATGGCACTTATAGCAGGACAGGTAAATAAGATTTTATTGGATACTGGAGTCGTTTACATAAATGGAAATATGTTGGCTCCATGTGAGGGAGACAACAGCTTTGTTGTTGATGTTGAATATAGGAACATTCCCTATAATGGATCAGCGGGAAAGACAAAGGGATTAAAGAGGATACTGAGAGAGAACGCGATTTTGACCGTTCATCCGAAAGGACTAACACAAAGCATTCTCAATTATGCTCTTCCCGGCTCAGAACTGGACGGCGCTGCAATCGAAAGCGCAGGCGGCAGAAAAGTTATTCTGGATGCAAAATACATTGATGAGGTCGTTCTTGTTGGTGACCAGAAGGATGGGAACACAAAGGTAATAACGCTCTACAGGGCACTTGCCGACAATGGGTTGACTTTGACTCTGGCAGAGGATTCGGAAACGATCCTGGAGCTAGCGTTCGCGGCTCATTACGATCCTACCGACCTTGCGGATCCTATTTATACGATTGAAGATGCTGCTTACTACGGCTCTTAGAATCAGATCTTAATTAATCCCGGCGTTGGCCGGGATATTTCATAAGGAGCGAGAAATGATTAAAACCAAGCACCTATTTAAATTATCTGCAATGGTAGATAAGATGGAGCTAGATGAAGAACTGAAACTGTTACTCGGTAAAGAAAAAGCAATGAGCGATCAGGAATTAGGCCAAACGATGATTATGGCAATCGTCAAAAAAATGCACAGGGCACAAAAAGAGACTGTTGATTTATTGGCCTCTGTTACCGGAAAAACAAAAGCACAAATTGAGGATCTTCCTATAACTGATTTGATTGAGCTTTTCAAGACAATCCTATCCGAAGAAGGTGTTCTCGATTTTTTATCCAAACAGCCGGAGGGCTGAAACCAGAAGAGGTTTGGTCGTTAATTTCTCGATACGGAGCGGAGGGTTTTAATCTTCCGCTTGTCTATGGGCTACGGCTGGCACGGCAAGCAGCCGAAGAGCGGCTTGAGGGGCGTGTCTGGCTGTATTACTGCAGCACAGTCGCCTATCAGGACAAGAAACACGCTACCAGTTACGAGGATATGATGAAAAAGTTACGCTTGCCAAAACAGTCAACAGAAGCAACCATATCAAAAGAACAACTCAACAAATATGATAATGTATACAAACTCTCTATGAAAAAAAAGGCAAAGTTAAAAAAAGCCAGGAGTGAGAAAAAATGAACGTTTTTGAACTCTTTGGATCAATAGCAATAAAAGGCGGGGACGACGCGAACCGCCAAATTGACCATTTAGATAAGAATGGTAAAAAAGCCTCAAAATCTGTTGGCAATCTCGAAAAGGTAACGGTAGCAGCCGGGAAAGCGATGAAAATTGCTTTCATAGGTGCTGCTGCAGCCATCGGGTTAGTTGCGGTAGGGCTCACAAAGGCCGTTAGTGAGGCTGCAGACCTGGAGCAGATAACAACCGCTTATGAGGTCCTGATCGGCGACGTAGAAAAAGCCGGTAAAGTTATAGCCGACATCAAAAAAGCATCGGCGAAAACCCCGTTCCAATTTAAAGATCTCGCAAAACAAGGCCAAACATTAATGGCCTTTGGTATTGAAGCAGATATTGTTGTGGATAAAATGATGATGCTCGGCGATGTTTCAATGGGTAATTCCGTCAAAATGGAATCCATTGTAAGGGCATACGGAAAGATCCAGGCAAAAGGAAAGGCCAGTCTTGAAGAATTAAATATGTTGACCGAGAACGGCGTTCCTATCCTTGGAGCTCTCTCCGAACAATACGGCGTTACTACTGAGGAAATGTTTAAGATGATTACCGCCGGAACGGTTGGTTTTGCAGATGTCAACCAGGCTCTCCAGAACATGACATCCGAAGGTGGGAAATTCTATGGGATGTTGGATAAACAGAGTAAAACGTTCTCAGGCAGGATAAGCACACTAAAAGACAATCTCACCTTATTATTTGCCGAAGTCGGATCAAAATTGCTTCCGGTACTTGGTCCAATAGTCGACACCATGATTACAAAAATCCAAACCGCTTTGGAGCAGCTCACCAGCGGGACAGGACCTCTCGCGAAATTCACAGAGGTTTTGGTTAAAATAATTGCTTGGGCTGTTAATAACATTCCAAAAATCGGTCGCACCTTTCAGTTTGTGGGAGAGGTGGCCGCTATCGTTGCAGACGGGATAAAGATCGTTTGGGATAAACTTGCTGCAACTGTCCAGGGCATAATTGAGAGCCTTGGCATAGATAAAGTAATCGGCGCCGTTATTGATGTTGCCATCGAATTTGTTGGGGACACTTATAAAGCGCTGAAAAAGGGATTAGATACCGGGGATTGGTCAGACTTGTTTGGGAAAGCAGTAGATCTATCAAAGGTACTGATTACTATTTATGCAGGCGTCGCGCTTGCCAAGAATTTTACTGCAGGACTAAGCACTTTATTTACTGGCATTGTAACCGCCTTTGCGGGAACTTCTCTTTTTGCCACAACCAAAGGTATCGGGATCGGCGGAGTGGTTGCAGCAGTATCGCTCGCGGTCGCTATTTATGACACCGTACAGGATCCGGAGAAAGGATGGGGAGCACTTGCAGCAAACGTCGGAGCAGCTCTCGCGGGAGGCTTCGCGGTTGGAGTATTGACCGGGAACCCAGCAAACGGATTTATGGTTTTCTCTATTCTCCTTAGTTTTGATGTTGGGGAGAAACTTGGCGTTCTGGCAGCGGATGTAAAGGAAGCTGCAGGCAAAATAACCGAATCAATCAGCGCAGGTATAAACGGGACAGAACTGGACGACGACGTTTACGGGACTGCAGAGGGATGGGGAGTTGAGCTTGCTAAATCCATAAAAATCGGTATGGGAGAGTTGTTTGAAAAGGACGACGACGGAACCGCTAAAGGATGGGGAGCCAAAATAATCGAAGGGATCCAGAAAGGAACAATCTTCGATAATATCTGGACTGATTTGGCAACCAGTTTTGATACAAATTGGACAATCACCTCGGCCAATATTGTTTCAGCCTGGAACGATACGGTAGCCAAGGGAAAAGTTGTTTGGAACCAGATTGTTGATGATTTGGAAACCACCTGGAGCACCGCCTCGGCAAATGCTCTAATGTTTGGATCCAGAATAGTAGGATCAATAGTTTCCGGACTCAGGACAGGCGAAGAGAAAGCCATAAAAATCGGATCCGATATTTGGGATTGGATTAAGGAAGGGTTTGGATCCTTCGCTACTCTTGGAGAAGATATAATCCAGGGTTTGATTGATGGATTCAATAAGAAAAAACAGGATGTTATTGATTGGTTTACTGATATATGGGCAGGGATTAAAGGAGTATTTAGTTCAAACTCTCCATCAAAAGAGGCTGAAAAACTTGGCCAAGATATTGATCTCGGATTAATTAACGGATTTAACAAATCTAAAAAAGGAATTATTGATTGGTGGGATTATCTCTGGAATGAAGAAATTAAGTGGGGAATATTTGGATCCCATTCAATCCCCAAGGAAGCGACAGGATTGGGAGAAGATCTCGGAACCGGCGTCGCAATAGGTATGGAGAACCCGGATATTGTAACAAGGCTTACGGAGGCTGCAGCTAGTTGGTGGGACGCGATAAGCGCTCCCGGAACGATGAATCCTGACGAAATTCTTGGGAATATATTTGATATATTTGGCGGAGCCGAGGAAGAGCTTGAAGAGTTGGCCGCTGGAGCCGAAACATTTTGGGATAGAATAGTTGCTGCAGCAAGTGAATCCGGAGTATCGGTCGCCGATCTATCCAAAAAATGGCGGGCTTCTTTGGGCTCAATGCTCACAGATGTTTATAACTTTGTTGTGGAAACCGGCGTCGCTTTTGCCAGCGGAACGGCAGATTGGGAAACTATTCTTGGCAGCTTTGGAACCGTTATGGGGAGTGTTTTAAACTCCGTTTTTGATGCTATAATTGCGGGCATAGTCGCGTCGATCATAGCAGAAGATGCTTGGCTTGCAACTACGCTCACCACTATCGCCACAGCAGTTGTAGGATTTCTCTCCCTGGCATTTGCAGCATTAACCGCTTGGTTTGCATTCTTAGGACCATTCGCGCCGGTCGCGGCCGGGGTCGTTATTGCCGCTGCAATAGCTGCTATCGCAGCGCTTGGAATCCTGGCAGTAAATGCCATTTTCCCGGCTGCAGCCGACACCCCGGAACCCGATGATTTAACTCCAGATTCAGACCTGGACACAAACACGGCCACCGGCGGCAGGCAGATTTCAGAGATTACCGGACCAACCAGGGACTTATTAGTCGACCTCTTAACACCTTTGGCCAGGCTGGATTCCTTAACCTCCATCGGGAACCGAATATATGATTTGCTCGATGAGCGTTTGGTTCCTGGAGGAAACTCCGGAGTAACTATCGAAAGTTTGGTTATATACGGGGATAGTGTAGATCCAGTATTAACAGCCCGGCAGATTGAAGAGGCGCTCGGCGAAAATCTAAACTTTGCACAGGTGGGAAATTTATGATTGAATTAACAAATGCTTTAGATGCTACTTTAATCTTACCTCTTACAATGACTTGGGATGTTGTCCCATTGGCAAAAAATGTTCAGGTTGAAAAACTTACCAGAGGCGGAGGTATAGTCGCGGGATTTCAAGCGCTGCAGCCGCGAAACTTTACGGTTTATGGATCCCTTTATTATGCGGATGTCGACCTTAATCATGCGGCCTATGATGCAATCAAAAAGTTCCTGCAGCAAACGCCGATTGAGGTAAACCGGTATGATGATAGAAATATCATTGCCTATCCGACGAATTTCAAAATGAAAGGATTGGATCAAGATATTGAGCTGGAGGTCAGCATAGGTTTTATTGCTCCGGATCCTTTCTTTTATGGCGAAGAACTGATTCATGAGGAATTAGTAATAAGCGACGCGACACCTTTTGCGGTAGCGAATGATGGGACGGCCAACGCAAAACCCGTTATTCATATTGAGATAACCAGCGGATCCCTTACGGATTTAACCATTTCAGCTAACGGATTTTTGATAGAGATAGATGGAATATTCGAGGCCGACGATGAGATATTAATTGACTGTAAAAATTTTACCGTACAGGCCAAAGAGCAGTACGGCGAATATGTCAGTATTATTACCTTGGTCGGCGATGATTTTTTAGTATATGGATTTGAGTTGATTCCTGAATCGAATTCAGTTACAATTACCGCGACGGGTACCTATACCCTGGACGCAACGATAACCTACAGAAATGTGTGGTTATAGGAGGAAATGAAATGTCAACAACCAGATTAGTAAGAGAAACAAACCCACCAACGGGGCGTATAGCATCGCCAGTACCACAATATAAACACACTACCACGGGAGAATATGAAAATGCTTTGGGATCAGATGGAGCAATTCTTGTAGCCTCACTTACTACAAAAATCGTAGACCTGAAAAGCCTATTAGACAACTTTGGAGAGGTTCAGGCAAGCCCGACCGCCAACACGCTATTAGAGAGAATAAAGGTAATAAAAACCGAACTGGACGTTATCCAAACACAGCTCGGAGATACTACCGATGTGGTTGTTGCAGCCGGAGCCGTGGGGAGCCTATCGGCAAAACTCAGGAGATTAACAACTGATCTTGACGCAACCATTACACTGTTGACCACAATCTCAGGTTTAGACTTCGCCGAAGAGACTACGCAGGCAGCCAACGAGGTACTTTTGACTACCATAGCAGGATTGGACTTTGCGGAAGAAACAACTCTCGCGGCTATTGAGGTTTTATTGACTACAATCTCCGGCCTGGATTTTGCCGAGGAAACCACACAGGCAGCTAATGAAGTTTTACTAACCACTATAGCAGGGTTGGATTTTGCCGAGCAAACGACCCTTGCAGCGCTCAATGTTCTGGTAGGTGCTATAGATGCAGCCGTGGTAGATGCTGGGGCGGTCGGGAGCCTAGCCGCCAAACTCAGACGTTTAACCGCGGATCTTGGCGCTGAAATTATACAGATTGGTGATACCGATGCGGCACTCGTAAACGCGGGCGCAGTAGGAAGTTTATCAGCTAAGATGCGACGGCTTACTACGGATTTGGACGCTTTTAAAACTAATTTTGATGCAGAGGTAGGCATGTCTGTTTACAGTAATAGCGCTCCCGGCGCACATGCGGGAGAAACAATAGGAATGACACACTTAAATATAACTGATGGTGATCTTTACGTATCTACCGGTGCTGCTTGGGTACTGAAGTTGGAGGGTATATGGGTTTAACAATATGGGCTATTTTCGGATGGCTTAAAAAGCTAATCGCCAACCACGAAACACGCATAACAGCAATAGAACAAACACTGCCGACACTTGGTATAAAATTTGAGTCACTTCCTGCTGTTACATCCGGCACTCGAATGGCAGGTGCATCAAGTTTGACATTCAGAGTTAACTCAGGCTCAATGGATTTAGACGCTTACCCTGCAACTGATATCAGAAATTACGCTCCTTACTCAGGTATAAAAACTGCTAAAATAAATGATGATATGGTTATACAGGCGTACGTAGACGACCCGGGTTTTGCTGCTGCTGATGGGCACATAATGACTTGGATACCAAAGTTTTACTCAAAAATAGTATCAGCAATTGAATTTTATATACGGCCTACTTATAGTTTAGGATATACTATTGAGCCTGCTTTTTACGATTATGTAAATGGTACTGAGAGAGACGGTATATGGATTTCTGCACTCCCTGGAACTTTAGATTCAGCCGATGGAACTACAAAACTTGACTCGCTATTAGGGAAGACCCTGCAGGTTAGCAGAACAATGCCACAGCTCAGGACATCTGCTCAGGCAAACGGTACAGGGTTTGGACTGATGGATATTGCTACAAGGGATGCGCTAAGAAAACTTATTTTAATTGCTATGGGAGATACAAATAGCCAGAGTGTAATTGGTTCCGGAGTAACATCAGAATCAGCACAAGTATTGGTAACAGAAGGCAACCTGCTAGCAATGGGAAATGAGTCTGGATATATAGGAGCTGATACCGATGTACCCGTATCATTTTTTGGCATATGGGATTTGTGGGGAAATATCTGGCAATGGGTTGACGGTATTTTCAAAGTTGATAAAGAGAAGACAATTGATATTGCCTCTGCTGCTGATACTGATGTCGTCACGGTTAATGGAACTGCATTAACAAAAGGGGCTGCTGCTGATTGGCAGGATGCTGCAACTTTAGCCAGCGCGATTGATGCACTTACCGGTGTATCTGCAACAGCTGATGGAGATGTAGCAACTGCCCTCGCAGACGCAGGCTATGAATTAGTTGTCGCAAAAACAGAAAATGCCGGAACGATAACAATCGCTGTGACTAAATATGGCATGTTTTATACATACGATGAGACCTACTACGATGCAATTATTGGGACGATCCCGGCAACGTTGGCAAATTATACCGAACATGCCGAAAACCTACCGCTTACAAGTGGGTATATCGGAGTTAGTTTAGGCACACCGGCAATTCCAACATCCCTAACAGGAGGTGGATCTGCAACGGGGTGGTGTGATTATTTCTATCAGAATACAGGATATAGGGGTCTGCCTGTGGGCGGTTCTTGGGCT